AGATTATCTTGCAACATCTAATAATATTAAAAGATTACAAACTGCAGTACGAACTGACTTTGGCATTGGTATAAGATTTGCTAAGTGGTTAGGATTTACTAATGAAGGATTAATGAAAAGCTACGGATTTGATGGTACTGATCATTATAGAATGGCAAGGATTTACTAATGGCAGCAGCTTTACCTTTTTTACCATACGTATCAGCAGCAATGACTGTTGTTCAGGCGAAACAACAAAATGCTATTGGTAAATTTAATCAATCAGTTCAAAATCGTAATGCAGAAATTGCAGATCAAGAAGCTGGTGCAATAGATAAACAAACAGAATACAAACTTGGTCAGTTTAATAAAGATTACCAAAGATTTGTTGGAAGAACTACAGTATCAACTGCAAAAGCTAATGTTCAACAAGACTCTGGAACATCATTAAGAATACAAATGGCTAATGCTACTGAAGCAGAATTACAAAAAAATCTTATTGAATATGATGGTGCTGTAGCAAAAACTAGAAAACTTGAAGAAGCAAACTTTTACAGAATACAAGGTAATATGGCTAGACAAACTGGAAGAATGACTGCAATGGGAACTCTATTTAAAGGTGCAAGTACATTTTTAGGAACAAGTGCTGGATCAAGTTTATTAACAAGTGCTGGTAATATATTTTCATCTGCACCAACATACTCACCGATTAATACAAGATTAACTGGATCAGAAGGATCATTTTAATGCCAAAGATACCCACATTTACAGTTCAAGGAGTTCCTACTGCTGAAACTGCTAGCATTAAAACTTCTTTTCAAGTTCCTTTATCTGGAGTTGGATCTCCAGCATCAGCATTAGAACCAGTTATTAAATCTATAAATGATTATTATGTAAAAGAACAAGCTGTTGTTGATAAAACACAAGCATTAGAATTGGAAAATAAAGCATCTATTGAATTAGAAGAAACAAAAGAAAGAATTTCTAAATCAGCAGATCCAATAACAAGTTCAGATATATTTTTACAGTATTCAAAACAAATTAAAGAAAAATATGCAAACGAAGCTCCAAGCGGTTCTGTAAAAAATTTATTTCTTAATAATTATTTAGCTGAAGAAAAAAAACAATTATCATCTGTTATAACAAAAAATAGAGAAAATTTAATTCAAGATAGAGTTAATCAAGCAGATATTAAAGAACAAAGAATTTTAACATCAGGATTATATTCTGACAATCAACTTCAAAAAGAAACTATGTATTCAGATCTTGGTGTTTTGTATCAAGATTTAAGAAAAGATTTTATTATTGATGAAGATACATATCAGAAAAAAGCAAGAGGAATACCAAGTTTAGTTCAAACATTAGAAGTTAAAAGAGATATGAATACAGATCCTGTTGGAACTGCTCTTAAACTTAATGATGCTAATAATTACCCAGACATTCTTGGTGAAAAAAGAATAAAATTAATTAATGAAGTTAATTCTGATGCTAGACCAGCTGTAACAGATGGAATTAAAAATCATTTTGCTTTACTTGAAGCAGGATTGCCTAGCAAGTTTGATGAGAAAACAATTAAACCAATACTTGGACAACAAACATACATAGATTTTAAAGAAAAAGAATCTGGATTAATAATATTTAAAGGAGAGTCTGCAAAAATATTTAATGCAAAAATAGGAACAGAATCTTCTATTATTGCTAACTATCCAATTAGAGAAGGCTCTCAAGCGTTTGACTTAGAAATGAAACAAAAACTTATAAACTTTGCATCTAAAAAAGATGAAATGTTGAAAAAAGATCCAGCCTCTATTGTTATGCAATTCAATCCAGATGTTAAAGAAAAATACTCTGACTTTACTAATGAAACAGATCTAGCAATCAAAGATCGTAAATTTCAAAAATATATTGGTTCTGTTATAGATGCTCAAAAAATAATTGGTGTTAATGATGAAAAGATTAAAGTATTACCACAACAAGATGCTTCTAGAATAGTTCAAGATTACAACAATCAAGATGTTAATGGAAAAATTAAATATCTTAATGATTTAGAAAAAACGTATGGAGATAATTATGGTAGATTATTAAATCAATTAACAGAACCTGAGAATGGTTTACCAATAACAGCTGAGTTTGTTTCTTATTTAGGAGATTCTAATTTTGCTAAACAAGCATTAAGCATAGATACAAAAGAAGAAAGAGATAGATTAGATAAATATATAGCAACAACTACAGAATCTAAAAAATCATTACAATCAGAAATTGCAAACGAATTAACTGATTTTAGAAAAGTTGTTATGATGGGAAATCCATTTGTAACTTCTGTTGCTAATAAAAAATTAAGCAACATACAAGATGTATTAACTTATGTAGCGGCAAATAAGATGTCTAGAGGAATGGATATGGATACTGCAGTAAAAGAATCTACTTCTTATATAAATGATAATTTTGTTTTTAGAGATACTTATTTTATTCCAAGAATTTACAATAATGAGAGATTAACTAAAACACAAATTGAATATATAGATAAAAAAGCAAATCGTATAAAAGATGATAATATAGACAAATTAGATTTAGAGCCTTTTAAATCAAACGATAAAAAAATTTCTCAAGATATTTTAAACAAAGGTATGAAAAATCAAATAAAAGAAAATGGAATGTGGATTAATTCTGCTGATGGCAATAGTTTAGTTTTAGCTGTAAAATTTTATGATGGTAGTATTGGAATATTAAATAATAAAAAAGGTGAACAAATTAAAATAAATTTTAATGACACATCATCTAAATTACCAAACTCAAATGAAAATATTGATTTTTCAAAAATAATAGAAAAAGATATTGGTTTTAAAAGTAAAAAAATACTATTACAATAATATATGCCTAATATAGGTTTTGGTTTAGACACTGAAGAAAATGCTCAAGCCATAGGTTTTGATAAATATAAATTAACTTTATCTGAAACTTTAGGAGTTACTGCTGAAGATGCTTGGAATTTTAGTGCAACACCATCTTTAATTAGATATGGAAATTTAACTGCTTCAAGAAGAGGAAGTGTTAGTAATGAAATTGATGAATTTTATTCTAATGTTTATCCATCTACAGAAGATGAACCACTAATTCCAAAAGATGAATTAAATAAAAAATATTCTAATATTGGATTGTTATTTGAACAAGATGAAAAACAATCAACTGTTGATCTAATATCTGCTAGTAAATTAAAAGAAATAGATAGAGCAAATAGACTTGCTCGTGGTCAAACAGGTGTTGTAGCTGGTACTTTAAAATTTGCAACAGGATTGGGAGTTAGTTTAGCAGATCCACTTAACATTGCATCTGCATTTATTCCTGTTGTTGGTGAAGCTAGATTTGCTTCTTTAGTTGCACGACAAGGATTTACTACTGCTAGACTTGCTAAAGGTGTTGTTGAAGGAACAGTTGGAGCTACATTAATAGAACCTATAGTTTATGGAGTAGCACAAGCAGAACAAGCAGACTATGGTTTAATGGATAGTTTTTTAAACGTAACATTTGGATCTATTATTGGAGGAGGATTGCATGTTGGTGTAGGTGCTTTAAAAGATTTTAGAACAAGTGTAGATTTTAAAGAAAGAGTTAATCAAGCAAGAGATTCTGCTGGAATAAATTCTGTAGAAGATCCTGCTGTTAATTTATATAAAGAATATTATCCAGCTAATTCAGAAATAATGTTAAGACTTTCTGAAACTGATCCAGAAACTAGAAGATTATTACTTGTAAAATCATTATCTGATTTGTTAGAAGGAAAACCAGTTGATGTAACTCCTATAGCAAATACTGATCCTAAATTAAGAGATGCACAAATTAATGAAGATATAAATGTAAAAGATAAAAACAATTCTAAAAATTCAGTTGAAAATACTCTTGAAACATCTTCAAGACAACCAATTAATGAAAATGCTGGTAAACAAGAATTTAAAACAGAAGAACAAAATACTTTAGATAAATTAGATAATACTTTAAAAACAAAAGAATCTGATCAAGTAATTATTGATCAAGAAAATAAATCTTTAGATGACCAGTTAAATGTTTTAAAAGGTAAACAAAAAGATTTAAATATTGAAGATAGCAAAGAATTACAAACTTCTAAAAAAGAATCAAAAGAAATTGCTGATAAGCAAAAAGAAATTAAAGATGCTATCATTGATGGTATTAACTGTATTAACAGCGTATAATTATGGCAAAAGATAAATGTATTGATTTAGTAGCACAGGCTTTAAAAAGAGGTAATGTCAATCAAGAACAAGCCGCAGATATTATTGATAATATTAGAAAAACCCAAAGAGAAGCTAAATTAGAAAATCTTGATAATGCTTTAAAAGATGAATTAGCAAATCAAGTTTTAAAAGAACAACAAATATCTAAAAAAATTAAAGAAAGAAACGCTATTGAAAATGAAATTAAAATAAGAACAGCTGTTGAATCTGTTCTTGTTAATTTTAAAGGTAATGAATCAGAAGGATTAACAGCTATATTAGTTGGTAGTAATTTAGAAAAAACAGGAGCAAGAGCATCTGTAGCACTTTCTCAACTTTCTGAATATAGAAAATTATCTTCTGCATTTTATGAAAAATTAAGACAAAATAATGTAGTTGAATTATTTGCTACAGCAAACGAAGATATAGACAGAAGATTATCTAAAACAATTTGGGAATCAGGAGAAGGAAAACCAATAACAGAAAAAAATAAAGACATTGTAAAGTTAGCAAATATAATGTCAGAATATTCTGAATCTATTAGAAAAAGATTAAATAACCTTGGTGCTAATATAGGTAAATTACCTGGTTGGATTGTAAGACAAACTCACGATCCATTTCAAATAAGAAATGCTGCAAAGGTATTAAAGGAATTATCTGGAAAAGAATCAGATGATTTAGATGGTGGATTAGATAGAAATTTAAAAGCATGGAAAGAATACATTACTCCAAAGTTAAAAGACGAAACATTTAGTGGCTTTGATAATAAAGATGATTTTTTAAATAGAGTTTACAATTCATTGGCTCGTAATGAACACATTGTAACAGATGGATCTTCTGGATCTTATGGATCAAGAGATATTACAAAAAACATGAATGCAAAAAGAGTTTTATTATTTAAAACTTCTGATGATTGGTTTGATTATAATAAAAAATTTGGATTTGGAAATTTAAGGGAATCTTTTTTCTTTGGTGTGCAAAGATCTGCAAATAATATTGGCATAATGAATGTATTGGGAACTAAACCAGAAGAAAATTTTAACACAATAAAAGGATTAGTTGCCAGAAATTTATTAAAGAATGAAAAAATTACTCAAAAAATTAAAGATGATGAAAGAGCTTTTCAATATCAATTAGATGAAGTAACTGGAAGAGTAAATATGATTAGTCATTTTAGTGGTGCTAAATGGTCAGCAATCACTAGATCAGTTGCTAACATGGCTAAATTAGGAGGTGCGGTTATATCTTCTTTTACAGATATTCATAACTATGCAAGAGAATTAAAATGGCAAGGTAAAACTTATTTAGGTGGAGTGCAAGAAGCAATGTCATCTTTATCTAAAATAAAATCTTCAGAAAGAAGAATAGCTATTGCTCAACAGTTAGGATTTATGAATGATAATATTACTCATGATTTAGCTGGTCGTTATTCAACTGGAGATGTGTTAAATAAAGGATTTACAAAAATACAAAGAACATTTTTTAAACTTAATTTACTTCGCTGGTGGACTGATTCTTTAAAAGAAGGCTCTGTTCTTGGTTTAGGAAATTATGTTGCAAGTAAAAGAAATGTAGCATTTGTAAATTTAGATGACAAATTTAAAAGATTAATAAATCATTTTGGTATTGATGAAAAGATTTGGAATACTATTAGAAAAATGGCAGTTGAAACTGCTGAAGATGGAACTGAATTTTTTTCTGTTCGTAATATAGATAATTTAACAAGTAAAGAAATACTACCTTTAATGGATATGAAAAATCCAAGTCAAAGACAAATTGATTTATTTAAAGATAATTTAAAAACAAAAGTAACTGGTATATTTGTAGATAGATCTTCATTTGCTGTTCTTGAATCTGATGCAAGAGTTAGAGCTTTTATGAAACAAGGTTTATTAGCAGGAACTCCAATGGGTGAAGCAATAAGGTTTATGGGACAGTTTAAAGGATTTGCTGTAGCATTTACTCAAAAATCTTTAGGAAGAGAAATTGCAGCAATAAAAGCTGGTAGAACTGGAGAAGGAGTTTTGGGTATTGCAAATTTATTTATTGGTGCAACAATTTTTGGTTATATTTCAAATGCTGTATTAGATATATTAAAAGGTAAAACGCCAAAAGATCCAACAGATTTAAAAACTTGGTTTGCTTCTGCAGCAAGGGGTGGTGGATTAGGTATTTATGGTGATTTCTTATTTCAAGAATCAAAAAGTAGTGCTGGTGTTCTTGCTACAATAGCTGGTCCAGTAATATCAGAAGCTGGCAAATTATATAAAGTATTTGATTATATTAAAGAAGGAAAGGTAGATGCAGCACAAAGACAGGCATATAAATCTGTTATTGGAAACATTCCTTTTTTAAATTTATTTTATGCTAAAACAGCATTTGATTATGCTATTGGCTTCCAAATGATGGAAACATTATCTCCTGGCTATCTTAAAAGAATGGAAAGACAAATGAAAAAAGACGGAGATCAAGAATTTTTGTTTACAAAACCATCAAGTTTGTTTAAAGGTTTCTAGCAATGACAATATCCTCAACTACAGTTAAGAATAGTTATAGTGGTGATAGCACAACAACTACATTTACATACACATTCAAGATATTCGCAGACTCAGATATTCAAGTAATCATTCGTTCATCTACAGGAACTGAAACAACTAAAACTATTACAACTCATTATACAGTAACAGGTGCTGGTAACTCTGGTGGTGGATCAGTT